CGCCATTGTAGGCGAGTCCCAAGGAGTTTAGCATGAGTGACCCGAATCGTACGCGTACAACTGGGTTAAGTAATTTGCCCGGTTTCTACACTAAGGTTCGCCTATTTAACACACTTGTCCCTGACGAAGGTTGGGGTGAGTGGGGGTACTTGGAGAGCGAAGCTCCCATGTTCCACCAGACAATAGGGAGAGCATCCGTGTTTTCCGACCAAGTCGGGATTCACGGGCCAAATGCTGCCGGTTACTACACGATGGCACGCCCAGCGGCCCATTACACAATGGAGTATTCATCTCTCAATCCGGTCACTGGCAATTTTGAGTTCGGCCCTTATCTGGGCCAATTCATAATTGATCCAATGGGATCCGGGATCATGGGAGATGGATCTTTTGCCTCACAAACTGGGTATGTTTGTCCGCCCCCGCCACAGTCAGTAGTTTCGCCATTTGCGGCTAAGTGCCGCGTGGAGATGTGTTCTCAGTTCCCTCCCGAGATCGACATGGCGTCGTTCCTCGCGGAGCTGAAGGACATCCCTGGGATTATCACCAACCTTGTTCAGATACTGGATTTCCTCCAGCTTACTGGATATGGTGGTAAACGCAGGCCTACTGTACGTGACGCCGCGTCCATTCACGCTGGGTACAACTTTGGCACGTCTCCCATCATTGGGGACTTTACGGCCATAGCTAGTATCCTAAAGAACGTGAAGAACCGGCTCGAATGGCTCCGTAGGAATAGGAATAAGTGGGTCCGTATAGGATGCTCTTCGTCCTACTCCGATGATACGGAGGTCGGCCTAGGTGGCTTTGGCTTCGCCGGCTGGTCGCCGGGTATGGGCCTAGCTCGTGTAGGCATTAGGGGGGAATTGCGTTGCACCGCGCGTGTGAAGCAAAACTTTCCCTGGCTTGACACCTGGGAAGGCTGGGTGCGGGGGGTAATTGGCGGAGCTGGATTTAATCGACCATTGACCTCGGTCTGGGAATTAACACCCTTTTCGTGGTTGGTAGATTATTTCATCCCCGTGGGCGAATACCTGTCAATGGTGTCCTTTGAGGACATCACTGACTGGACCGTCCGTGATCCTAGCTGGTCTGTGAAGACCTACTATGATTTCCGATTACCAGTAGGGTTTACACCGGAATTTGAGTTCATTGGCTTCGGCTCGTGTGGCTCGTTTACGGTAAAGCGCTACTATCGTAGTGTTGGACTACCACCTTGGGAGTTGTATCTGAAAAATCCAACTGCCAAACAATGGAGTCTTCTAGCAGCAGTCGCTATACTCGAGGAATAGACCACCTTTGGTGTAGCGGCATTTTACACGGGTTCATAAAGCCCGTAGCAAGGATAGAGAACATGGCTTTTCCATCAGTACTTGACCTCGCGAAAGCGGGGGGCGTTGGTACGCGCCGCTTCAATCGAAATCGCCAAGGCGATCGTACCAGTTCGTACACGAACGTGTACTCGTTGGTCGATCCGCTGGTCATCCGGGACACCATTGACATCCGCGCATCCGAAAAGGGTTCCCCAAAGGACCCCTCGACGATGCAACGTCGTCACAACTTGAACCGCGTCTACTCCCGTATGGGGGGTGACAACAAGGTTTACACCATTACGGTGAACCTGTCCGTCGTTATCCCCGGTGGAAACGTTATTGACGGTTCCATGATCGAGGACATTGTCCATGACATTTTCGTCCTGGGCAGTAACCTCGAGTCGGTTGATGATGCCGCCGCGATGAACGCTGCTGTTTCAGCAGGGTACGTCCTGGCGGTACAAACTTTGGACACCTAGGTGTCCTTTGGAGGCAAGATGGAAAACCAGAAAATCGGGAACCGGTCCAGTGATGGTCGGTTGAAAAGCCCGTTCTCAATCGAGACCTTGCTTATTTCACTCATGGACGATTTGGCTAACTCCTTAAGTCTTCCTATCGGAGATAATGACAAAGCGACTCTGTCGCGACGTCTTACTTCCGAAGGTACTCGGTTCGCCTTCGTGACACTCGCATCTCTGCAGAGATCACTTCTTGGCTTGCTCGAGTTCGGGGTTCTTCCGGCTGACGCGAATTTCTCCTGCGTCCCGGGCTCCACCACTCCAAAGTTTCTGCGGAATGTGTGGAAGAACCTTGTAGATGAACAGGGTCGGATCTTACCTGCTATCGAGGATAGCTATGACGCCGTTCAGTCGGTGCGAGCGATTCTCCAGGTGAGTACAGCTCTTACGAAGTACGAGGAGGCGTTCCCTAAGGAACTTATTCCCCAGTACCTAGAAGAGTTTGTAGCCACGGACGCTGCATTGGCCGGTTTAACATTTCCGCGGGACCTAATCAGTTCTGCGGCGAATGTTATAACCCAGGTGTTCGAGAGACAGAGTCTTAAGGACATCTTGCCTAAGCACGGCCCTGGCGCCGTTGCGACCGGTGAAAGAGATGAACAGAAGTGGGCCTTCACCAGGCTCATCAAATCTGTGAATCGATTTTACCCCTTCTATGATTACTTCATGGGAGGACGGAGACTAATGGAACATTCGGACAAGGAGAAGCTTCTATTGGGCCTAACTCGTTTAGAGACAGGTACCGCAAAGCTCATCTTTGTTCCGAAAACGGCAACGTCGTTGCGGTCCATCAGCATGGAAATGCCTGAGGTGCAATACCTCCAGCAGGGCCAGATGGCTGAAATGGTACGCATCTTGCAGTCTCACCCCTTGACTAGGGGCCACGTCAATTTTGACGATCAGACAGTTAACCAGCAGCTTGCTCTCGTGGAATCGAAATCACGAAAGTATGCTACTATTGACTTGTCTTCTGCAAGCGACCGGCTTAGTAAAGCGTTAGTGGAGGAATTGTTTGTCAATGTTGACGACAATATCTTGCGCTATCTCCTTGCTACGCGTTCCTCACACACATTGCTCCCTAACGGGGAAATGTTGGAGTTGAACAAGTTCGCACCCATGGGTAGCGCAACTTGTTTTCCCACGCAAAGTATTGTCTTCTTTGCGTTGTGTGTCGCTGCCATTCAATTGGAGCGAAAAGTCCCGCTGCATGTTGCGGCCAGGTCAGTCTACGTTTACGGTGACGACATCGTCGTACCATCGGAAGACGTAGGCACAGTGGGGAGGGCTCTAGAGTCAGTTGGCCTGAAGGTCAACTACGCGAAGAGCTTCTCTCGGGGTTGGTTTCGGGAGTCATGTGGCATGTTCGCCTTCGCAGGCTACGAGGTCACACCTCTCCGTTTCCGTAAAACCTTCCCACAAACCAGGGGTGATGGACGGGGCATAGCTAGTTGGCTCGCGTACGCTCACGATTGTGAGCAGCGTGGCTATGTCATAACGGCAGAATATATTTATACCTGTATAGAGGTTCTGACGGGAAAGCTCCCGTACGGCCTCCTAGGGTGTGGATATTTCTGTCGGCTTGCCCATAGTGAATACGAGTTGGTAACCAGGCTTTCAACCTGGCCTCATCTCCGATGGCACGATGGCCTGCAGAGGATCGAGATTAAGGTCTTGGGTCTGCATACTCCTTTGCGAGATGTGGAATTCCAGTCCGGGTTACAGCGGCTCCTCCGGGACCTTGTAACCGATTATTCGGAATCCGATCCGTCCAAGATTGCGGTTGGTCGCTCCGCAAAGCCGAAAGCGACCTGGCACCCGATCATATAGATCGGGTGAAGGGGGTATACTGAGT